CAATAACAATCCACAGGTGGCAGATTCATTACATGCGGATTTTGAATATGAGAACTTGTGGAAAATATTTACAGGTAATAAGAAACCTCAACAATTGTCGGCCGGTTTTGCTCGAGGTGTACAGATGGGACTGAAAATGTCTCCTCAAGTCAAGGCAATCGGTTGTTCAAACCTTAAAACACTGATTGAAGGAGACAAACTACAAATTCAAGATTTTGATACCTATTCAGAATTGACCACTTTTATCCAACAAAAGAACTCTTTTAGTGCGGAAGAAGGTGCAAACGATGATATGGTTATGTCATTGGTCATGTTTTCTTGGGTAACAACTCAACAATATTTTAAAGAAATTGTTAATCACGACATTCGTAAACAGATTCAATTGGAGAATATGAACCAGATGGACGATGACGTTCTACCTGCTCCAATTATTGAAGATGGTTTAGACCATGAGTTTGAGATGATTGGTGGTGATATGTGGGAACTTGCAGACGGAGGAGAAACGTATGCTAAGTTTATGAGAAACAGATTGGAAAGGTTATAAAACCAGCCTTTCATAAATACTCTTATGGTATTTTGCCAAAAGAACATAATAATTCAAGGAGAATAAAATGGCATTTCAAATCTCTCCAGGCGTAAATGTAGCTGAGGTGGATGCAACAACAGTTGTACCCGCAGTTCAACAGACCGCTGGTGCATTTGCTGGAACGTTTCAATGGGGTCCAGCAGACAAGGTAAAACAAGTAGATAGTGAATTAACACTTGCAAGCACATATGGTAAACCTAATTCAGATTCAGCGGTATCATTCTTTACTGCTGCTAATTTCTTGTCTTATGGTAATAATTTAAGTATTGTACGTTCAATTGGTGCATTGGCAAACAATGCAACCGATGGTAGTACATTAAATGTACAAATTAAAAATGAAGATGATTACGAAGCTAGATTTTTATTGACCAGCAACGGCAACGATTATGGTCCATTTGCAGCTCGTTATGCAGGTTCGTTAGGTAACTCTCTGACTGTACATGTTTGTGCAAACACATCAACATACAGTACATGGGCATACAAAAACTATTTCACATCAGCACCTGGTACATCAGACTTTGCGGATTCTGTGAATGGATCAAAAGACGAAATGCATATTGTGGTTGTTGACACAGACGGTTTATTTACTGGTTCCGCAGGTTCAATTTTAGAAACTTACGGTTTCGTTTCAGCTGCTTCTGATGCAGTTATTAATGGTGTTACGAACTATTACAAACAAGTTATTTTTAATAACTCAAAATATATCTATGCAATGGATCCAGTTAATTATATAACAACAAATGCAACATGGGGTAGGTCAGCTGCTGGTAGAACATTTGCAAATCCAGCAACAAACCAAGTAGTCGAGTTGATTACAGGTTCTTCTGTAAATCCTACAGACGCCAACATTCAAACATCATACGATTTGTTTGCAAACAAAGAATCAATTGATGTTTCTTTGGTGTTGACAGCAGGACATTCTGTTACAGTACAACAACATGTAATAGACAACATTGCAGTTGGTCGTGCGGATTGCGTTGCATTTATTTCTCCACGTTATACTGACGTTGTTAATAAAGCAGGAAATGAAACAACCAACATCCAAGATTGGTTGACAACACTAGCAAGAAGTTCCTCTTATGTTGTTGCTGATTCTGGTTGGAAATATCAATTCGACAAATACAACAATACATACCGTTGGATTCCATTGAATGGTGATGTTGCTGGTCTATGTGTATACACAGACAACATTCGTGACCCATGGTTCTCTCCAGCAGGTTTCAACCGTGGTGCAATTAAGAATTGTATCAAATTGGCATGGAATCCAAACAAATCATACCGTGACACATTGTATGCAGCAGGTGTAAATCCTGTTGTATCTTTCCCTGGCCAAGGAACAGTATTGTTTGGTGACAAGACATTGTTAAATAAACCTTCTGCATTTGATAGAATTAACGTTCGCCGTTTGTTCATTACACTTGAAAAGGCCATCGCACAAGCTGCTAAGTATTCAATGTTTGAATTGAATGATGAGTTTACAAGAGCACAATTTATTGCTTTAGTATCACCATTCTTGCGTGACATTCAAGGACGCCGTGGTTTGACAGACTTTAGAGTTGTATGTGATTCAACAAATAATACACAACAAGTTATTGATAGCAATCAATTCGTTGGAGATATCTACCTTAAACCTGCACGTTCAGTAAACTATATCCAGTTGAACTTTGTTGCTGTTGGTACTGGTGTTGACTTCGTGACAATCGTTGGCGCAGCTTAATAAATAAACGATATAGGAGAAAACAATGGCATTTAATGTAGCAGAATTCAGAGCTAATATGATTGGAGACGGCGCACGTCCTAATCTATTCTCTGTCTCTTTAATCTTTCCAGCAAACGTAACCAACTCAACAGCTGCAGGTCAAAAACTAACCTTTATGGCCAAGACAGCTCAACTACCAGGTTCGTCAATTGGTACTGTTCCAGTGTATTATTTTGGCCGTGAAATGAAATTTCCTGGCAATAGAACATTCGCTGATTGGACATTAACCATCATCAATGATGAAGATTTTGTGATTAGAAATTCTTTGGAAAACTGGATGAACTCCATCAACAGTCATTCAACCAATGTAAGAAGTAATGCAGCCAGAAATTCTAACGGATATTCTGTTGATGCAAACGTTATTCAATATGGTAAAACAGGTAACGAATTGAAGAAATATAAATTCGTTGGTCTGTTCCCATTAGATTTGGCACCAATCGACCTTGATTGGGGTTCAAATGACGCAATTGAAGAATTCACTTGTACGTTTGCATACCAATTCTGGGAAACAGACACAACATCTTGATATATGAGGGAGGCCCGTTAGGGTCTCCCATGTTTTTTTGATTTTATAATTACACACAAAATATGGCAAACACAAATAAATTTTCATTGTTCGGTTTTACAATTTCTCGCCAAAAGGATGAGGAAGATGCAGCCGTCCAACAATCATTTGCACCACCAGCGCAAGACGATGGGGCATTAACTATTACATCTGCCGCTTACTACGGCACATATGTTGACCTTGACGGTACCGCAAAGAATGAGGTAGAACTTATTTCTCGTTACCGTGAAATGGCAATGCAACCTGAGATAGAATCTGCGATAGATGATATAGTTAATGAAGCCATTGTGCAAGACGATGATGGTAAAATAACACAAATCATTTTGGATGATTTGAAAGTAAATGACAAAATCAAAAAGGCCATCAAAGAAGAATTCAATAACGTTTTACGTATGTTGGATTATAGAAAGATGGCACAAGATATCTTCCGCCGTTACTATGTTGACGGCAGAATGTATTATCACATCATTATTGACCGTGAGAATCCACAAGAAGGTATCAAAGAACTTCGTTACATAGACCCACGTAGATTACGTAAGGTTCGTGAGATGAAGAAACAAAAAGATGAAAGAACTGGTGCAGATATTATGCAACCAGTCAATGAATACTACATCTACAACGACAAGGTTGTTAGTGGTAGTGCATCCAATTTTGGTCCTGTTGGTGTTCGTATCACAACAGACTCTATTATTTCGGTGGTGTCAGGTCTTATGGACTCTCGCCGTGCGGTCGTACTGAGTTATCTACATAAAGCAATCAAGCCTCTGAATCAATTACGTATGATTGAGGATGCAACGGTCATTTACCGTATTTCGAGAGCTCCAGAACGCCGTATCTTTTACATTGACGTTGGCAATTTACCAAAATTAAAAGCAGAACAATATCTGCGTGACATTATGGTCAAGTACAAGAACAAACTCGTCTATGATGCCAACACTGGTGAAGTCCGTGATGACCGTAAGTTCATGTCTATGATGGAAGACTTTTGGTTACCACGTAGAGAAGGTGGCAAAGGCACAGAGATTACCACACTACCAGGTGGACAGAACCTAGGTGAGTTGGAAGACGTTAAGTACTTTCAGAAGAAACTATATGGTGCCTTGTGTGTTCCAATTTCCAGGTTAGAACCTAACCAAGGATTCTCACTAGGTCGTTCATCAGAAATTACACGTGATGAATTAAAGTTCTCTAAGTTTGTGGACAGACTAAGAAACAAATTCTCCGATGTATTCAATCAAGCCTTGCGTGTACAGTGTGTACTTAAAGGTATCTGTACAGATGAAGAATGGGAACTGTTTAGAGAAAACATACATTATGACTTCATCAAAGATAATAATTTCTCCGAATTAAAAGAAGCGGAATTAATTTCACAACGTTTAACCCTACTTCAATCGGTTGATCCATATACTGGTCGTTACTTCTCACAAAAATGGATTCAACAAAATGTGTTGCGTTTGACCGATGATGAGATTACTGAGATGGATGCAGAGATTGAAAAAGAAAAAGAAATGGGTCTTGGATTACCTGTGGCAGTAACTAATGATGTTGCACAACAACAGATGTTAGGACAGGTTCAGACCGACCAAATGGTACAACAGGCAGAACTAATGCCTGATCCTGCACCGACTGGTGGTTCCAGTTCTGGTGGTGACACTTCATCATCAAAAAGTAAACCAAAAGAAAAAAGTTCCAGTGGATCAAAATCAGTTAAAGGTGACCTCAGCTTAGAAGAAGTTGAAACAACGTTTACTAGATTAAAACGTATTTTATAATTAGGAGATAAAAATGCCAACAGCAAGAGAAATCATAGATTATGCAGAAACAGACAATGCGGTTGAAATGCGTGATGCATTATATGCTGCACTACATGATAGAGTTATGTCTCACATTGAAACACATAAAGCGGAAGTTGCAAAACAACTGATGAATCCAGAAGGTGCAACCGCTGAGGATGAAGTTGTACATGCATCAGAACCTGCGGCCGCAGAAGCAGAATAATTTTGACACTGGTATAAATATTATTCAAACATAACAGGAATTACAAATGTCAAATTCATTTACATATCAAGTAATAAAAGATACCACAGAACACGCAGTTATTAAATTAACTGGTTCTTTTGATGGTACTGGTCAAGAAGCCAATGCTGTTCGTATTCAAGCAAATACACTATATGGTGCAATGGATACTTCTAAGGCCAATTTACTTTCTTCTAGTGCAAATACAGGTGCATTAGATTTTTACGGTTTATCTGTATATCGTTTATGGTATGACTGTGCATCTGGTGGTGACGTAACACTTTCTTGGAACGCAGCAACACCAGTACCTATATTTGTAATGAATGGTAACGGTGAATATGATTCTGCTGGTAACTGGGTAACAATACCAAACAATGCAAAAGGCACTTCTGGATGCAAAGGCGACATTGCTGTTACAACTAGAGGCATGTTAGCAAACGATAGTTATACAATGATTTTGGAATTACGTAAAGACAATGAACACTATCAACGTGGTCATTTGAGTGATCCAGCTGCGTTTAATTATGGCTCATATTCTATCAGACCGTAAGGAATAAAATGAAACTCATACGAGAACTTACCGAATCGGTACAATACTTAACGGAAGAAAAAGATGGAAAGAAAACTCTTTTCATTGAAGGTCCGTTTCTAGTTGCAGAAGCAGTTAACAAAAACAAACGCATGTATAAAGAAGAAACCATGCGTAATGAAGTTAGCCGCTACAATGAAGAATATATTTCTAAAAACCGTGCCTTTGGTGAACTGGGCCATCCAGACACCCCATCCATTAATCTTGACCGTGTGTCACACTTAATTGTGGGCCTACGTCAAGAAGGAAATGCTTGGATAGGCAAAGCTAAAATTCTTGAAACCCCAATGGGTAATATTGCAAGAAGTCTTATCGAAGGTGGCGCACAACTAGGTGTGTCTTCCCGTGGTATGGGTTCTCTCAAGACAGTCAATGGTGTTAACATAGTTCAAGATGACTTTCATCTGGCCACAGCGGCAGATATTGTAGCAGACCCTTCTGCACCTGGTG